CCACTGACGAAAGTCGGTCTCGGTTTTAGCAGCAAGTGCAATTGAATCCTTACACAATGCCACATCCACCTGACGCACCATAATCCACTCGGTGCCACTCCAAACCGGTTGTGTCTGGCAAAATACAACCTGCTCAAACACATCGACTGGCGCCTCAACTTCCATCTCAAACCCATACTTCAGGAACCAATCCCACACAAGCCTATTAAACCCTTCGGCTCCACCTAACTTGGCAAGTGTGCTCTCCTCCATGATCAGAATACAGTCATCTCCATTGTTCGCCAGCTCGAACTCGATTCCCAACTCATTTCTGAACTTGAATAATAGGCACACCATAATGATGCAATTGCCAAGCCCGGTGTTCATATCACCACTCGCTCGTGTCCCATTGGACTTGTAAGTCAACCAATACCCGTCGACAAAGCTGCCACCACAATTTCGTAGTTGCTGTTTTAACAACGCCGCAAGCTCACCATCGTCCACACCAAACACACGTCTGTAAACCCCATGTTCAAACTTGAGGGCTTCCACTGACACGTGTTGGTCGAACCTACTTGCATCCAACCCAACAGCGACGGGACGATGAAACTTGTCCCACTTCCTACGAATGTAATAACCACACTCCGTGACTGTCATGCCTTTCATGACTACCGGATTTCGCTCCCCCCCACCATCCCACATTTCGGCTAAAGCATCATAAGACTCGTGCTCTATCCGACGGGTGTACCTGCCAAGTGCCAAGTTGAAAACAGGGTGACGCGGCTGAATGATGCGCGGCGCCGGATCGCCCTTTTTGGTGAAATTTATCTTTTCAAACTTGACAAAGGCCTTGATGAAGGCATGCTTATTCGACCAGCCAGTGGCCCTGTACTCTTCTGCTGCGCGCTGGTACAATTTCCGCTTGTTACTGGGACACTGCGCGATGAACTCATCAATACTGAGCTTGTCGGCGGTCGACCTGCCACTTTCGTGACACAACCGAGCGGTTATTGTCTGCGCCAACATACTGGCTACAGGTTCCATCCCCCTCCACACCCCGCGTTGCGGCTGCGGGGTTGGCTCCAATCCACCCACCTTGACCCCATTAACGCGCTTGTCCACACAGAAGACGCGTTCAGTCAAAGCCCTAAGTAAATTGGGGAGGTTGTTGTTGTGTGCACAAAAAGCAAGATTTGCGGAAGCATCGGGCAACACGACGATGTTTCGCTCTTGCAATTGTTTGGATCCCCCCACCCACCGCAATGCAATCGCCTCTGGCAACCCAACCATCTGATGGTACTCAACGGCTGAAGTTGTCACTGCACGCACGCGGGCGAGGCACCCCTAGGCGATGGTAAACGGCCCGCCTCTCTGGACCAAACGGCACAACTGCTCGTCCTCATCAACAATGAAGTAGCAAGCAACTGTTGCCATCTTGTACCAGTTGGCTGACGCCTTATGGATCCTGCCTTCGTCAATCATCTTTGCAATAACGCTAGAAGCGGCAAAACCGATCGCCTTCATCTCCAGCGCGTCACTCCCAGTGAAACAGTGCTTGAACTTAACCGCCTGGACGATCTCTCGTACCAGCGGCATGCGACTGTTAAACC